TGTAGTAAAGTCTGTCGGCTGGGCAGCACCTAGCGTCGGAGACGACCCTGCTGGAAATGGTGTAGCCATTGAAGCGTGGTCGCACGCTGTGAAAGACGGAAAGCGTGCAAGCGTTCTTCCGTACTTCCACTGGGTATTCCCTTACGCAAAACTTCGCCAAAGTGGAGACCGCGTAATTGAAAACGGTATGTTGGCTACCACATTTGAGGGATACGGACTTGGAAACAGAAACTTTGGTTCTGGTTCTGATGGTCGTTGGGAATTCCCTGTGTCTGCCGAAAGACCATACTCTTACTCAAGAGCAAGTTGGGCACCAGTAGGGCTTCAGGGCTTCTATACTTGGACTGACCAGGCTTCTTACGACAAGTTCTTTACCAAGTCTGGTATTCAAGGGGCAAGCACCATTGCTATTGACAGCATCTATGGTGTAGGCAATGTTGCTACTGTAACTCTAAGCAACACGGCTACAAGTGCTGGAATTGTTACTGGAGACAAGATTTATGTAAACAACTGTGGTGAGCCTTTCAATACACCTACTGTTGGTACAACAATCACAGTTCTAGGCGACCAAACTGCTACTGCGAATGTGACTAATGGAAACACCACCATCACTGTTGCTAGCACTACTGGATATGTTGTGGGTCAGGCTATCGCCAAGGTTTCTGGTGGGGCAACTCTAGCAAACACTACTATTGCCACTATCGTAAATGCTACGGCTTTCACCGTGGCAGCGGCACCTACTGTTTCTGGAAACTTAGTGTTTAGCATCGCTGGCGGCAACGCTTTCTACTACACAACTAACGCTAACCTGTCATCAAACTTGACGGCAACCCTAGATAAGTACTCAAGAATTAACTTGATTGATAGTCTCACTGAGGCTGGTTCTTACACAGCAGTAACTACAACTCAGATTGACACTCAGTACGCTAATGGTGCTGGAGAAGATACATACAATGTTCCTGGCAACATCAACTATGTGTCTGATAACAATGTTGACTTCATTATCAAGTCAAACGAGGACTAATAGTTAGATAGGAAGGCGGCGAGATTGGTTGAGTTTCTTCCAAATCTCGTCGCCTTACTTCTTACCTAAGGATAGATATGACTGCTTTATGGATTCAGCCAGAGGAACTTGGCGACTACGCCAACTCTGAGTTTGCTCTAGAGGCTGCCAAAACCGCATCTCATCTGCTTTGGGCTATGTCTGGTCGTAAATATTCTGGCGAGACTATTGTCACCGAACGATACACTTGTGTTCTTCGTCGCTCTCGATTAGGTGCCTCTAATAAAAACACTGATGGCGTTTTGTTTGGTGGAACTGTCTACAATATTCCGTCAGCGGACTTTGACTATGACGAGTACGCTGCTCTAACTATTGACGGCATTTCCCCAGAATCTCGTATCAAACTTCGTGGTGGTCCAGTAACAAGAATCATCACAATTAGGAATAGAAACGGTCAGTTGGTCGACCCGTCTAACTATTACTTAGTAGACCACTCGACTATCCATGTCAGTCTAGGAACTCCTTGGACACCTTGTAACACTGAAATAACTTACGCTTATGGTCAAAACCCGCCAACATCTGGAAAGATGGCGGCACGCACTTTAGCAATCGAGTTTGCTAAATTGTGGTCTGACGACGAAACTTGTGCTCTCCCGCAACGCGTAACTTCAGTATCTCGTCAAGGTGTCTCTTTTACTATTCTTGACCAGCAGGATTTTATTCAAGAACTTCGTACAGGTCTCTATGCAGTTGACTTGTTCCTAAAAACTGTCAACCCAGACGGTGCTAGAAGAAAAACTAAAGTTTATTCTGTAGACACCCCAAGAGCCAGAAGATACAACCCTAAAGAACTTGTTTACACAACAAGCAACAAAGACCTCATTGTTCCCCCTGGTGCTGGACAGACTGGCACGGTCACTTTGGGACTAGCAAATATCAATGCTTCTTTCCTAACCAGTCAGGTTGGTTGGACACCAGCGTTAACTATAAAGAGTTATTCAGGTGCCACTTCTAAGACATTGAGTAGCAGTTCGGCAAATGTCAACGCAAATGCTTCCACAATTACCCTGAGTGCTGGATATAGCGACACTTTATCCACTATCGGTATGGTCGACCCAGGCACTTGGGATTTATACGCCACTCACACAAATAACAGCATTGTCCTTATTACGAGTGGAAATCTAAAAATCAATCTAAACGGTTAGTTCTACAATAGAAGTAGCCCCTAAAAGAAAGCATAAAAATGGTACACATTCAAACTAACTTCACTGCCGAGGCAATGAACACTGGTAAAAAGGTCGAGGCTGTAAAGCCTGTTGTTAAAGCAGAGCCAAAGAAAAAGGCTAAAGTAGAGCCAGTTGTCGAAGAGGCTCCAGTTGTCGAAGAGGCAGTTGTAGTTGAAGAGGCTCCAGTAGCCGAGTAGTAGGCAAAAATGGCAAACACAACAATTGCAGATGTTTCGAGTGATGCCCTCAATCTAAAAAATATGATGGATGGCATACTTTCTCGTATCGAGACTGTCTTCCAAACATACAATGTCCCGCTTCCAGCCCGTCGCTACTGGACAATGGGTGAAGTAGCCGTCGACTGTGAGCAAGTTGTTGTAAATTTCCTACAAATGTATCTTGGAACTCCAGGAGACGAGCAATCTTCCCCACAGCGTTGCCATGTCCCAAGAACAGCAACCGTAGTTATCAGCATCTCTAGACCAGTTGCCACTGTCGGTCAAAATGGTAGACCGCCTAGCGGGGACAAAATCACCGAAAGTTCTTACTCTTCTGCTATAGATGCGTGGGTTCTGATGGAGTGCATTAGAGAATTTGATATGTGGGATGACTCTGGATATGGATTGGGAGTAATTGCTACGCTTGACAGTTCTGGACCTGAAGGCGGGTTCCAGACCGTCAATATGCAACTGACACTGGCGGTACCATAAAATGCCATACGGATTACCTGACAGTTGGGGTGCGTGGGCTGCTAAAAGAGTATTCAAGGGTCTTAGGGGCAGCGGGGCTAGAGGCTACAGGGGTGGACTTGGTGGTGGCTCTTCCACTCACTACTCTTACAAATTTCAGAAACTTGTCCTATACAAACCCGTTCTTGATACTTACTTAAAAACTTCTAAGGGACCTCTTTGGGGGGCACTTAGTAGAAGAGGAAAGATTGTAGTTGCCTTAGCAAAAAGGCAAGTTGGGGTAGAGACTGGTGCCCTAAGAAACTCCATAAAAATGGAACATAAGACTGTTCGCTATGGACAAGAACTCAGAATAGGCTCTAAAAACAAGATTGCCTATCTACACCACGAGGGAACTAAGCCACACCTAATAACGCCAAAAGACGCTCCCCAACTTGTTTTTATGAGCAAAGGCAGGGTAATTAGAACCCAACTTGTGAGGCACCCAGGCACCAAGCCAAATAGGTATCTATCAGACCAACTCTATATTTTTCAAGACTTAGGAAGTATCTACACTGGCAAGTCATTTCCTAAGGTCAAGTAAAAATAGGCAGTTTTTTTATAAAGTAAAATATAACTAGGTTGAACCTCAACCTAATTACACATTCACAAGAAAGACTATACAGATATGGCTAGATTCAAAGACTTTGGAAATGGCGGAGATGTTGGCGAGAAAGAGCCAATTTCTTTCAAGTTGTGGGGGGAAGACTTCCACTGCGTTCCAGTAATCCAAGGAAAACTTCTCCTTGAAATTGTTTCAGATTCCACCTCAGAAGACCCAGCAAAGTCTGCTTTGGTTATGGACAAATTTTTCTCGGCAGTACTAAAGCCAGAGAGCAAAAAGCAGTTTGATGAACTTCTTTCAGACCAAGAAAAAATTACAACTCTTGAAACACTCAGTGAGATTGTTGGTTGGTTGATGGAAGAGTATTCAAACCGCCCCAACGAGCGGTCACTGGCCTCCTAGAGTGGGGGATTAGCCTCTGGCCGTATGTAAACGGAAAAGCACTGATGAATGGGCTACAACTCACGAGCATGGAAGCAAGCGATATGCTCGATGTCATTCATTATCTTTTCGAGGAAGATATGCGTTACTCTTCGGGAGAGCAAGCAGACGCGGTTAGTAAGACTAGGGAAATTGTTTATGGTCAGTTATATGAAACTGAATACATATTCAAAACCTCTAGTAGCCAGTCCAAATATGCAAGTGGCTCAAAATCTTTCAATGACTTTGATGACATTGCACCGTTCGACCCAAGAAAGAAAGTAACTAAACCGTATATTCCACCAACGCAGTTTGACCCAGACACTGGTATTCCGCTTGGTGGTAGTGGCCTACTAGAGCCACCGCTCGGCTAAGAGGAGGTGAGGAAAGATGCCAGTAGTTGGTGAAGCCCATATAGTCGTTAGGGCTATAACTACCAATGTTGCTAGGGATATCCGAAATGGATTTAACGGTGTAAGCGGCGTTGGTGGTAAAAACGCTCAAAAAGCGGGTGAAGATATGGCTACCCGTTTTATGCGTGGCTTCAACAAAAATATTGAAAATAATTTCCTCACCAAACTTGCCGACGGTATGAAAGAAGTGGCACCTCAGGCTCAGGCAAGTTACGATGCAATCAACGCCTTGATTGTTCAAGGCTACAAAATGAGCACGGTGGGTAGCGTTATCGCTGGGGCAATAGGTGTAATTATTGGCTCCCTAGTCTCGTTAGTCGGTGCTGCTGCTGGTGCCGCCGCTTCATTTACTGCCGTAATAGGTATGTTCTTGTCGCTAAAGGCGGCTACCGCGGTAGCAAAAATGGCGTTCAATGGTGTTGGCGAAGCGGTACAGCAAGCCACGCAGCAACAAAAAACTCAAACGCAAACTTTACGAGATTTGCGAGAAGAACTACAGCAACTAAAGTTTGATGCTGAAGACGCTGCTTTGGCAGAAGAGTCCGCTGCCATTGCCTTAGAAAAGGCTCGTGAGGGTCTTGCTAGAACCGCTGATTTGCCAGCAGATTCTCGTGCCCGCCGTGAAGCAGAAATTGCTTACAAAGAAGCAGACCTAAACTATCGTCGTGCCAAAGATAGAAGTGCTGACCTAAATGAAGAACTTAGAACTGGAGCAAAGGCTAGAGCAGCGGCTGCTGCCAAAGACCCCTACGCTAACCTAACTGCCACCCAAAAGGGATTTGCTAAGTTCTTAGTCACACTGCAACCAATTCTAAAAAACCTGAGAGAATCGGTTGCTAAAGGATTCTTGCCAGCACTTCAAAACGGTATTTCCAGACTTATTACTTCTGGAACATTCAATGACATTTATAACGGAATAGCAGGTATCGGGGAAGCCCTAGGAAAAGCCTCAAAAGTAATATTTGAGTTTTTTTCGTCTGCCGAAGCGGGCA